GCGAACTGTACCATGGCCTAAATTGGCTGTTAGATAAGGTGCTAATGTGGTATAATTGTAAACATATAGTCTACCAGAAGTTTCATTAAACGGTGGTTCTATTGCTGATACTGTATTAGCAAAGTTAGCAGTATTAATAGCACCTAGATATATAAATATGTCGGGATCAAATTCTATAGAGGGAACGTTCCCAATATTAGATATAATTGTAGTCTCGCCGAATAACTTAGTTCCAGCAGGATGTAATAATTTTTTTATTGTCTCTCTATATGTATTAATACCTCTAGATGACTTAACAACATAACTAAAATCTTGATAAAAATCATTTTGTAGTTTTTGATCGTTACTTAAAAAGCCTTTAGTAGATAGATATTTACCTTGTCTGGTTTCAACACCAGAGACGATTGGTGTTGCTATAGCGTTTACTGTCCCTCCTCGGGAATTGTTTGTGATACCAATATTTTCAAACTTACTATATCCGGCTCCCTTTTCATTTATACTAACTTCTGTAATAGAGCCGGGCAAATGAACAGGATTTAATTCGGCATTCTGTCCTAAAATACCACCGTCGTGTGCATCGGCTAGTCCTGCTGCGGCAATTGTTGGATTTACTACTGTTACAACAGGAAAAGAGGTATAACCACTACCATATTTACTCATAGATAGAGAAGTGATAGTACCTGTAGTAGTATTTTGATATAATAGACCAGTAATAATTGAACTTGATATATTTGCTACAGCTAGATTAGCAGAAACAGAAGCAGTATTACCACTCCCTGTCACCCATCTTAATCCATGATTGAGACGAATGTTAGACACAGGTCTAATAGTATCTTGACAAATACTCTGAACACTAGTGTTGCCGATACTACTAATTTTACCTACAGCACCTAATCCAGACCCACCAGAAAATGTTAAAGCTATATTATTAATATAACCACTACCACCAGATATAATAGCTACATTAATAGAAGACTGGTCATTTGTTGCTATAATAGCACCATTAGCACCACTACCAGCATCCGATGTAAATGTGATCAAATCGCCTGTTTGATGAAACACTCCTGCACCAAAACCACGAGGCAAAGATACGACACCAGACTGAATTGCAACATCCTGTAATGGACCAGATAATCCATAAATATCAGCGACCGTACTAGTAATATCTGATATTACTGATTGGCCATCATCAAAACTACCTACAATATTAGAAACTGTGATTTCAGTAATAGTAGAGCCAATTTCTTGAGTTTGAACTACTTCCTCTACTCTAGCCGTACCACCCGTAACTTGATTTGTTACTACTTGTCCCAGAAGTTCTGAAGCTTTTGTAGGTGATAATCCAACTAATCGGAGAATAGTAGGTTCATTCCATCTACCGTCAGATGTTTAAAGAATATAATCGCCTGGGAAATAAACATCTATATCTTCATTAAACATAGCTCGGAAAAGAATCCGATAAGACTTATCAGTTCCTTTATTATAATATAAACTACGAATATTTTTTGCAAGAAGAGACTTATCTACAACAGCATCATCTGGTACATTTTTAAATATTTCATCTCTGAAATACTGGAAATAATCAGTTGGAGTAGTATCAAGTTCGGCCCGTGAAATTAAATCTTTAGAAACTTCGATGGCGTTATTACTTTGCTCCATCCATTCATAATAAGCCCTAATAAATGCTTCTAATTTAGGACCTTCTTCAGTAACAAAGTCCGGTAGTTGTTCATTTATTAGTGTTGATATTTTTCTATTAGTAGTCATTTTAGATACTATAACTCAAGGTTGTTCCGACAGTTGCAACAGCATTATCTGTTATAATAGTAGTACTAACTCCTTCAGTAGCCACCAAACCAACTGAAGAAGTAACTTCTTCTGTATTATCGTTTACTGTTACTATACTAGCACCAGATATTAAAAGAATTTGGTTTCGTAAACCAAATATATTTTTACTTTTAGGCTGCATTTTAACAGACAAATAATCACCACTATAAGCAGTCATTAATGTATTAATCAAAGTAATTTGACCTACGTCATAATCGATAGCACCAAAATTAGTATCTCTATAGTTAGTATCTCCAACATCTACTGTAAATGTTCTTAATGTATTATAACCATCATGATCTATTGATAATCCACTAGTATCATCTACTGTGAATGTAGAAGAAGATATAGTACCTAGATGTCCTTCATGTGGTCGTAGAATAGGTTGATGAAAATTTACTTGATAAGTAGAAGTGGTTGTAGTAATAGGGACAAATCGTTTCTCTAATTGTATCTCCGCATCTACAGATATAAAACTAGCATCCGAATCCTTTAACTTCGCTATCATTTCATACAGATAAAATTTATTACCAAAAGTGCCTAGATTATCTGCTTCAAACAAAATCAATGCATCTTGTATTTTTTTATTCAACGCGGCCGCGGAAAGTGAAGTAAGCTCAGGATTATATCGAACGCTGATTGTAGGAACAATATACATAAAAGTAGCGTCTACCATCTCTACATCAATAGATAAAGTATTTCTACTTTTCAAACCTGCTCGAATAGCTTCTTTCTTTTGAGTCGAAAGCAATGCGCCACTAGAAGGTTTAGCAGCAATAAATACTTTACCATAAATTGGTGGAGTGTTATCTTCACCACCCCAAACATTAATAGAAGTTATTTCACCATTTTCAGATAATATAATATTTTTATAATCTTGCATGGTCACTAATCTATCTTGTGCTTGAAACTTATGAGGTGCATTGAATTTGATACTATCAATAGTCTCTTGTAGAGAACCGCCTTGAGCTTCAGATGTAGTAGTAATAGAAAAATTTGTATATCCACCCAGACTAGATGGTGATACAAATGTATTCGTGCCATTGACAGTTGTACCATTAACTACACGATAATCTATGATTACAATATTTCCATTAATAGGCTTTTTACCGAATACGTCGTCACCAAAATATATTTCGTATAAGCTATCTTCGTTTTCTTGTAAATAATAAACTGTAGAAATACTATTAACTGTAGAAAGATCTGATACTAATGAGTAGGATGTAATTGCGTTATTGGATAAAGATTCTTGAATACGCACAGTAAAACTACCAGTATCGGTGTTTTCATTAGGAAGAATATAACGTACTGGAGTAGTCGTGTTTACTGCAAATCTATGTTGTAAAGGAGTACCTTCTACAATATTCAAAGTACCTAAAAAGGTTCCGTCAGGCTGACTAACCAGAGAAGTAGATTGCGAGGTAACCCATGTATAACTAATACCATTCACGGAAGATGTGAATTGAGTATTAGCATCTACAGTAATGCTTGTTGGCGTATCACCTGGAGTGACAGTAGCACTAACAGCAGCCGTAGCACCTGTAGAAGATCTTGGTATATAGTTCAGCATTTTAGCGCGTGACACGACACTAGTTCTCAGTTGTGCTGAGTCTAGAAACATTTCATTTGCAACCATATTAAGATAGAATGCATTATGATATGTATTATACGATAACACATTTAGTAGAATAGATAGGGTAGAACTTTCAAAGTCGTAATCGCTAAACTCTGTTTGTCCTTGTAAATAAGTCTTCAGATTAGTTTTAATTTTATCAAAATCTAGTTCTGAAACTGTTAAGGTACTAGAAGTCGCCATTATCGGACTCTTTCGACTGTGAATGTTAATAGACTAGATTGTGGACTATCATTAATTTGAAATACTATATTGATCTTAATGGAATTGCTATCGGGATATGCTATAACATCTACATCAAGTACTGTAGCTCTGGGTTCATAAACTTGTACAGTATCAATAACACTTGCTTTAATTTCCATTACAGTAATAGGAGTAAAGTTTTCAAATAGTAAAGAAGTTATATTACCACCATACAACTCATTAAAAAATTGTTCGCCTTGATTAGTTAAAATAAGATTACGAATAGCTCTTTTTACAGCATCTTCATTTTTAAGTACAGCAACGTTTTTAGTTACAGGATGTGGTATAAAAGATAGACCTAGATCCTTATATACTATTTCTTTTCTTTGTGGATTTACCGCACCAGAACTTATAGACATACAAACACATCCCCTTTCTTTTATTTATATTAATATTTAAAGATATCTGCGAGAGATTTAATCTTTGGTTGTGTTTGTTTTGTTTCTGCTATTTCTATATCTGCTATTACGGCTTCTATATTGTTCTTCCAGTAATTCAAGTATTTATTCACTCTAGGATACTTCGGTTTCACATCCATTGTTTGCCACATAAGTTCTTGTATTATATTTCTATAATCTGGCATGTAATAAAATACTCGTAATGACACCAAAACTTTATTAGATATAATATACATTTTTTATAACGGATAGATTGCTGGAGATGCTACATTATTATCACCATCAAGACCCAAACCTTCTACAGCGCCAGGAGTGGAAAAGTTTACGGTCACGGCGGTTAGATCAACACCATGCTTTCCTGCTGTAGTTGATATTACTGTAGTTGTATCAGAAGATATGGCCGTTCCCGATCCAGGACCATTAGCAAAAACATTAGTAGAACCTGTCTGTGCCGCATTCGGAACCCAACTAGAATGTCCTCCTGTAGCATCAGTATAACGGTGCCACTTGATACCATTTACAAAAACATTAGGTGAACCTTCTACAGCCACATCCGTACAATAAGTTTTATCTCCTATTCTCACCGCCTTTTCACTATTTGCAAATACATCGGGAGACCCCGATTGATAATTAGTTTGATGAAACGGATTTGGAGTTGGACTAGCATGACCTATGTGTCTATCCAAATTAGTTCTAACTACTCCAGGCATTAAACTTCCGCCTCTTCCGTACCAACAGAATCAATGTAATTTTTAAATGCAGAAGCGGTAGCGGCCGCGGCATCGTCAATAACTTGTTTACTGCCGACGACCAAGCTGAATGCATTAATGGGTGCTGGTTGAGAAAGACCATTAAATATAGTACCCAATGCTGCCACTGCATCGGTAGGAGGTATGGGTATAGTTCCTTTTTTAAGAACAGCACCTAAAGAATCTATTTCTACATTCGGTATTAAAGAACAAACACTAGTTAGGTCTATACCACCCGAAAGAACACTATTAGCTAATTCAGCTATATCTACACCAGGAATACTACCAAATTTTGCTACAATACCTGCTGTTTCTGTGGCAAAAGCCGCTCCCAGGGCCGCCGGCGCTAATGCTGTAGGATTAGACAGTGTTGCTAATAAACCAGTCATATCAGAAATAAGTGTAGAAGAAGGTATTAAGCCCGCGAGGTCTGGTAATGCCGCCGTAAGTTCAGTCACAATGCCTGCCATTTGATCAGTGGCTAGAGCTTTTATAGCATCAATATTAGTAGCAAGGCCGCCGACAGCACTAGTAAGTCCTTGTATATCACTATCTAATGCACCTTTTAAACCATCTAAAGACGCAATACTTAAATCTATGCCGCAAGCCATATCTATTCCTTATGGGTTCAAGTCGATTTTTTTACCGACACCGCCGGAAACTACTGTAATATCTCCAATCGAAGTGTCTATATTCATAGCCTTACCGGAATGAATCTTTGCTGTATCTGCCGCTGTAACATCTATATCACCACCTGTTCCAATATTTCTTTTACCAACAGAAATAGAATTATGAGTACCAAATACAACTTCATCCGAATTACCAAATACTTTAGTAGCGTAATTTCCATTTGTAAATTCTTTAGAGTTACCTTGTATATCTTCAGAATGATTGCCCTGTATTAATATTGAATTATTAGCACCAACTCTTAGTGTATTAACACCTTGAATATTTACACTATGATCTGTCATAACTTCTTTGATATCACTACCTTGAATTTTAGTAATACGATCACCATATACGGTTACATACTGATCCCCAGCTACTTCTGTATAATGATTTCCTTTCACAAGCATTTTAGCATCGCCATCGATACTAACAGTCATGTCGCCTTTAATGAAGACCTTTTTATCTCTTATAACAATTTCATAATCTTTACCTACAACTTTAGTGGAACGATTGCCATTAGCTACAATTTCTACAAAGGTGCCGGTTCTATGATATTGATGTATTCTTTCAGCACCAACACTATCATCTACTTCAAAGAGATGACCACTTTCTGTAGCGTGTACATGATTCCAAGGATATTTTGAAACCGGGGGATCAGGGTCAACACTAAATCGGTCGGGCACTCCGTTAGTGCCTGCGTTTTCACCACCATATCTTGGATTGGGTTCGCTCCATTTAGGACTATCTGCTAGATAATCGGTGCCACTCTTATCAGTAATACCTTTTACTGAAGGTGCTACTGCTTCGAAGATATCATTTACTTTACTTTCAATTTTATCTTCATATTGACGATCTCGTAGTTTTCTATCTTCTAATTTAGTAGGAAGCCCATCATCAGCAATAAGGTTAGATTCTGTTTGACCTCTAGCTTGTCTGGGTATATCTGGTTCATTTAATATATCAGGATAAAATCCATTAAATCCTTTTGAAGCATCTGGTTCTTCTGTGGGTATACCTGCTAGAGAACCCATAATCATAGGTTTCTGTGCGCCTTGGCCGTCCATAAAGAATCCGAACACCCATGATCCTTCTACTAATCCTGTAGGAGAACGTCC